GTAGTATTTGGGGTTGGAGCTAATATAAAATTATCTACGTCAAAAACCGCATAGTATCTGGGAGATCCTGTGGTTGTAGAATCAGGTGTGTAAGATTGCAAAAAACTAGGATCTTTAAAATCGATAAAAAATTTGTCTCCATCTGTACCCGCAAGGCTCAGTGAAAACGGAGCTAAAAAATCTCCGGGACATGCAAGATATTTATTACTAGCCGTACAAGAAGCTGTCGCATTTTTACGAAACAAACTTAATTGCACATTTTTCAAAATACGTTCTTCTGATAGTCTTATAAACGTAGGAAGATTATTGACAAAAGTTGTCTCATCGTTTTCCGTGTAGTCTTGAATGGCTGTTTTAAGTTGATCGTATGTAAAGCTCATGGCGTGTTAATCTGGCCTCCCATATTCGGATGGTTCTGGCAGTAGTAGTACAAGGTTGGCGCACTAGCCGCTACCGTTATTTGAGTTGTGTATGCACTATCATCTTTAACGACACCTGTTGTATATTCGGACCCGCTGTTATGCGTACCATCCGATGTTGTAGAAAATCGTACAGGGTGACTTGTAGCAGCAGACCAATTAAAAACGTAAGTTTGGCCCTCTGAAAGAGTAAGAGTGGCCTGCAAAACCCCATCAATATAGTACCTGTTTCCTGATCCTGGGTTAGCAACAGTAACCGTAAAGGTGTCGGCTATAACGTTAGAAATACTTCCAACAGCACCCGTAGCGGACAATCCTGTAACAGTGACAGATTCGATAGATTCATTAATTGAGACTTGGCCTACCTGACCTTCTAAAGCAGTAGTTATTTCAATTTTACTTGGTAATTCTGCCACTCCTGCCGTGGACCAGTTTCCATTACCAAGATAAGTAATACCGTTTGTGGTCTTTACTTCAAAAGTTTGAACAGGGTCTGCTTGATCTGGTCTTGCATCACGCAAAGCTTGAGCGTCGATAACCTTCCTAAAAGGACCTAGTTGTGGCTGCTTTGCCTCAAACTCGTCTCGTCCTACTAATAGCCCATTCCACTCACGACGCATATCTTTGTATCGATACCGAAAACCAGATCGATCTGATATAGCGTAAGAGTTTTTTCCAGAGGCAAACTTTGACATCAATTTGTCCTAAAATATTGGTACTGAGGCACAACATTAAAAGAAGCTCTGTCACGATCTTCGGTCATAGCTCTTTCAAACTCTTCTTCATACATCGCTTTTAACATCTGAAGACGATTAGGTGCCCGTTTTAAAGCAATATAATAAGCTAAACCCGCAGCTAAACACGGATAAAACCTAAAAGGCATGTCCAAAGTGTTAACTTGAGCATCAGCATCATCCATCCTAGTCAAAGCGTCATAAACAATCACATCCGTGCTATTTTCGGGGACAGGCCAAACTTTAAGGTTAGGTGTAATCTGTCTATCAAGAAAAAACTGTGAGGGCCTTCCTTGAGTCGTTTTAACGGGAATCGATAAAAAGGTATCACGGCTTACACGGGTCAAAGCATAATCAGTATTACTTCTACGAACTACGACAGATAAAACATCAATTACATCCGCNCCCAGATCATACTCTCCATCAGCTTGAGTAACAGTCTGAGTCCGTTGTTTTATGGTCCATTGATTTAAACCACGATTAGCCCATTCTGCAAGCATGAGATTAAGAGAACGCTTTGCCGTCTTCAGATCATAACCAGTACGCACCTCTAAACCACATCGCTCAAAAGCTTCTTCGATGTATTCTGCTACATCAAGCTCAAAATTTTTGCTTGCCGACAAAGCCATTTTTAATCCTCATTATACAGGTTATCAAAAACCCTATTTACATCTAGTGTATAGTCTAAATCACTTTTTGAATAGTGTATATGTTGTGACGGTTTAAAGTCTGGCGCACCCTCTCCTGCGGCAAACCATGCCGGATGTGTAACTCGTACTCTGTTATTTGGTAAAGCAACTATATTGCCCGTCCAATCTCCGGCATCTAGAAGCTGTAAAACATGACTTTGTTTATGTTGAGCAGGATCATCTGCAATTTCGCTCTCTGAGTAATCCACAGTAAACAAATACTTTGCAGGGTGCATGTTGCCGTCGATCTTTGCAAGCCAAGGACACGGCGTTGCACGATCCATTACAAAAACAGAATGATGATAAGACGCGCAATCCCACGGTTGAGCATCGTAAGTTTCCATTGGTTCAGGCCACTCTTCAAGTGGTATATCTGCAACAAGCGCCGTCAACGGCATTCTCGCCCACATTGCGCCTCCATGTACAGTATCCTCTTCATCCCCTTCAACTTCACTTCCAGTAAATATGACTTGAAAACTTAGACACCTATTAGGCATTGTGGTAACCCCAATAACCATCGCATGTAGAAATTCGCCGTGGTACTTCTCGTGGTTATGAGTGTATTCACGGCGAACCCATGCCTTAAAGTAAGGCACATTTGAATGTAAATACGCCATTACTTTTTCTTCTTCGCGGCTCCGCCTTTGGCTTTTTTCATTGGGCTAAGTGTCATACCCTTTTGTTTTGCTGCGCTTCGTAGTTGTGCCATGGTCATCGCACCGCCGCCCATCATCATTTTTGTGGGTTTCTTACCGCCCATTGCACCGCCCTTAGACATACGACGCATCTTACCGCCCATTGCACCGCCCTTAGACATGCGCTTTACTTTGCCACCTGATCGGTAACCTTTTTTCTTCATTGCCATCCTTCTCTCCTTCCTGAGTTATGCAGATACAGAACCAGTGGTTCTCTTTCTACGGTTTGACAATACTGCACCACAGCCTCTAGCTACGATTCCTTTTTTACCTTTTTTGTTTTTGGGGGACGGCCTCTTGGCTTCTTGCCTTTCGATTGCACCGCCGTTGCTTGCGAACTTGACTTCTGCTTCTTTTGTGTTTTTGACAAAGGTTTTGCCTTTGCTACCTTCGCTTTTCTTTTTTCTGGCAGTGGCTGCTCTTTCGGCTTTCGAAAGACTATTCGCTTTAGACCTTGGAAGACACCTGTCAGGATTCTTTTTATCCTTTGAAGTGCCGCACTTACCTTTGATTTCACCATCAGAACCAATCCTTACCCAGTCTTGTTTCAACCATTTTTTAAGTTCACCCATAAAATTACCTTTTATTTTTGATAACTTTTTTAATACTTTTCGCTTGTTTAGAATGTGTTTTGGAAGCTTTGTTTAAGCCTCTCATAACTTTTTTAAGGGTTGCTGTTTGCTTTTTATTTACCATTACCTTCCCTTCCTTTTACCGCCCTTTGATTTTTTGGCATAATTAGGATCTTTACAGTATTTGGACGCTGCTAAATTTGCATATGCAGAGGGGTATGTATCAAAAGTACGTTTTGCCCAAGCTTTTCCCTCTGGACAAATTTTACTTCCTTTTGATTTTTTGGACGCACCACCACCATTTTTGTAATAAGTAAGTCCTTTTGGAGTTTTTCTTACCTTTGCCATTATAAAAGTTTTCCCGCTACTGCTGTTGCTATAATTAATACGGCTATACCCCATAGCCTCATATCAAGCTTATCAAGCTGTTTATCTATTTTTTTGTACCGCTCATTGCATTCTTCTTCATGTTTTTCTAGAAGTTTTAAAAGATCTTCAGTATTCATTAGCATTTCCATCTTTTTCTAGCTTGTCTCAGACGTGAGTTAGGATTTTTTGCAGCTTTTGGAAATTTTTTCATCTGTCCTGCTGAACGAGCGCAAAATGATTTACGACGTTTATCGTCCTTACTACCTTTTTTTACTTTTCCTGTAACAGCAGTTTTAAGTTTTGAGCCAGGATTTTTTCTTCTATAGGCTTTTACACCTGCTTCAGTCATTCCCGCCCCCTTTTCTGTGGGGCGGAAATTCTTTTTGTTACGCTTCGGCATGCTGTCGCTTTTGCGTTTCTTCTCTTTAGACGACTTTGTTTTTACCTTAGACGCCATAGGGTCACCTTAACTATGGAAGATAGTCAATGCTGAGACATTTGTAGCGACTGAAACATGTATGTCACTTGTAAACAAAATACCTTCGTCAGGAATGTTCACTGAATGAGTTTCGGATGCAGAAAAATCAATGTCTAAAACTGTTGAACCCCCGTTTCCGTCAGTTAAGGTAAGTCTACCCGCGCCACCGCCTGTTAGTACTTGTATCTGCCGTAAACGTGCGCGACCAACAGCAGCCGCGCCTGTTCCCGTCAGACGTTTGGTTTTTACGTCTGAATTAGCCATTTAAAAATCCTTTTAGCTTAAATCACTGGCTTGTTGATACAGAATGGTAAACCGAATAGATCCTGCGTTTGAAGCACCCGTTGTTTTTACGGTTACACGAATATCTGAATCGCCAATGTCAGACCAACCTAAAGTTGCTCCTGCTTCAGTCGTAGGATATTTTCTACCAATCGCTCCACCACCAGTGGCACATGTAAAGCCATTGAGGATAGTGTTGTCGTTACCGCCAGAAGTTCCCAAACTTAGAACTGCGGCTGCGTTTCCGATTGCTGAAACAACATCGAGAACACAATCAATAATTTGAGATTTTGCCGGAAGCACAACATTCGTATCAGATTGAGCAATTGCTCCGCCAGAAACATCAATTAAGTGAGTTTGCGCCATAACAACTTGGCCTGTGTTTTTAACATTCGTGCCAACTGTTGTACCCGTGGTGTCTTTAATGGTTCCTGCTTGGATAGGACCAGAGAAAGTTGTAGTACCCATGTAGATCTCCTGTCTTGGGTTAAGTCAGCAGCCCCATGCCGCTGTCAGGGATAATTCACTATAACACATCAAATAAAAAAAGAAAGAGCCGCAAAAGCGGCTCAATCCAATTAAATTGTATTGAAACTTAGGCTGCGCCTGGAGTTCCAAAAACTGTACGCCAGTCGGATACACCGAAGCTGTAACGCTCGCGAGCTTTAAATCGCATATTGCCTGTATCAAAATCACCTTCCATGGCTGTTTTGATTGGGGCACGATTGAAGTACTTAAACCCGTTAGGTGCGTCTGTCTTTATGAAATACGCATCTGTGTCTGTAAGGAAGTGGTTAACAACAGCGCCTTGAGGAATCATTCCCATGTTCTTCATTGCGTTTGCGTCATTATCCGCTGTTCCCGGACGTAGGTTTGAGTTTAACACTCGCTCTGCAATAAACTGCAATTCTTTTGGTATGATTAGTTTCGTACCGCTAACTGCAATTTTAAGACCACGCTCATCAGTAAAACCTGCAATATCGATGAGCATTTGCTCTAATGAGGTTTCATTGAGGTCTGCCGCAGTTGCCAAAATATTGGTTTGGTTACCTGACAGAGATGGGTGGGCGTTTGAGCATAATGCTGCGCCGTCCCCAATCGCGTTTGCACCAGTGTTGAACGCATTGTTCAAGATAGATGCAGCTTTGATTTGCTTTGTTTGAGCCATAGAACGTGCAAGGGCTTTCGTATAACGAGAAGCCAGACGATCATATAGATTGTCCTCAATCGCTTCCTCGGTAATTGAGAAAGCCAAAGCAATGNTTTCGTGAGTGTAACGAGCAGTGTATGTTTCTTTTGCATCGTCAAAACTGATGGCTCCGCCTTCAGATTTTACAGGTGCAGTTGAGAAACCACCAAGCATTACTTCTTCTTCGAAAGCACGGTCAGATGACTCTTCTTCAAAGATTTCAGAATGCTCGTTCTCGTAACGATCATATTCTAACCCAAACAATGCATTTAGGCCAGGTTCTAGCTCTTTCGCTAGTTGTGCGCGTGATATAGCCATACTACGCTCTCCTTATACGCCTGTTGATGTCGCGTTGGTCTGAGAATCAAACCGCGACGTGGTTGCATTGAAATGAGCATTGATTCTTACAATCAATGGAATACCCGCAGCAGCAAAATCGCTGTTTGCTTCGTCATCCATTATACCGACAATACGCAACGGTAGTGTTGCAGTAGTGTTGATTGAAGACACGCTCAGTGCTGAGTTTGAATTACCCGTGCTAGTAGAACCAGTACGTGCAGATGTGCCTAAAGACGCATTTGCAAAAACAGCCGTTAGGGCTGTCGCACGATCTGTGATCGTTGCGTCAGTTGCTACTTTGAACAACTGATTTGGGTTGTCAGCTACAAAAGCTTTAACAGGGTGGTTAGTATCCACGCTGACATTGTTCGAACCGGGCCAATAACTTACAAAGGTCGGTTTTTTCGAAACTGAGTCAACATATTCTACGCCCATCAGAACACCAAGAGCAGGAGTTGTACCCCCACTTGTAGCTCCCGCATGATCTATTACGCCTGCCGCAGTTGGCACACATAAAGAGTATTGGAAGATCGGATTGGTGTTGTTAGAAGCGATTTCATACTGAGGTACCCCAGTAGAATTTACACCGTTTCCAACAAGCCCGATAGGACGTAAACCGAAGGCAGTATTTTGATTTGCCATTTTAGTTTTCTCCTAATGGGGCGACCCTAACTTTTACGAGGGCCACCGAAGGTTACACGAGACTGACGATTGGCTTTTTCAATCGTCATGGTTGAATGTTGATTCTCTCTCATCATATCGTAGTCAACTGCATCCATTTGATCTCTAGATTTACTATTAAAGTAATTAGTTCTCTCCTGAACCGTCTCAACGGGAATCCGAGCGAGTATCAGTCCGCCTACTCCAAACACACCTTCATATTTACCTGATTCTACGACGGGAGCTTCAAAGTCAGGATATTCGTCCTTACGAACTAGTTCCCAACCCTCCCGCATTTTAGCACTGATGTTTTTTGTATCATCAAATCCTCGCGTTTCGGCTCGAATCCAACGATGCGCAAACCCATCAGGGGCAGGCGGTGCATCTAACATTGACGGGGGTGCCCACGGACGCCTTTGCGCCGTTTTTTCCCTTGTTTGATTAGCGCGAGAAGTACGCTTGATTGAATCGTTTGTGCTATCAGTCATTGTGTTACTCCTTCACGTATTTCGCATATTCTTCTAGCGGCACACCCAATTTTTTCGCGATTGCGACTTGGCTAGGGGTGA